GCATGTTTAATGCTTCAGGACTTGCGCTTTTGGAGTAGTCGAAAAAGTGATTTAAAGATGCTAAATATTCAGCAAAAGAAATATCAGACAATGCATCAGATGGACCATAATATTTTACTTTTTTATGCTGTATTACGGGTAGTTTTTGCAACATAAAAACAGAATCAACAACTTTTACATTATCACCTTCTCTTTCCTGATCAATAAAATACACCTCCATTAACTGGCTTAACTGATTAATGTTTTCTGCTATTTTATTATGCTCCTCATTTTCCTCATTAAAAATCACTGCCCTGGTAATACCACAAATTTTATACGTCAGGTTTACGATCATTTCACGGTACCCGATTTGCTTTGTAATGTATTGATATACTAATCCCGAAAAATCAATGAATTGCTGACGAGTGAATTCATACCCGTTTTCAGGAATATGTAATACTGTTTTTGTTCCGATTATTTCTACTTTATGCATTCTTGAATTCTAAGTTTTTCGTGTCAATATTTATCCCAGCAGCCGTTAAGTCATTACCAAACACCTTACTTGCTAACTGAAGGTTTTCATGCTTTGTTAATGGTTTGATTTTGTTTTTACGAGCTACATAATGTGCAATCCCTTTTTTAACAATGTTCTTTTTGGCAGTACGTTCATTTAGGAATGAATCCATTGTTGCCATCATTTTACGAGCGCGCCTAGCTTTACGCATTTTGTTAAACTTAAAAAGCCAGTTAAATAAATTGATTAGAAACTTTTTCATAGGTGTATATAATTTTGGTCTTCGTTTAAATGCTGTAGTTGATCTACTTCTGTATATGTAGCTGTTTGTTTTGCATACTCAATAGTTAATGACACTATACTTGCTAAACCTATTTTTGTTATTTTCTGAGAAACTTCCTGACGTGCTTTAGCCTTCATAGAGGTGTTTTCTGTATACTGAAGATGTTCAGGAAACATCTCAACTGGTAACAAATCATAAGCTTTAGCTATTGCTAAGTGCACAATTGCGCTACGAATATGTAACAACAGTAAAGCATCTGGAGTACTGATTGGAGCTGTCGATTTTACAACAATTTTTAATTCATCGTATTTTGCTATTCCAATAATTGAAATAATATGCTCTTGTTGCACAACAGTTAACTGAGGAACTAAACGAAAATATAGTTGATGTGAATTATTGATATTATATATATCATTGAATTCCTTAGTGTTTTTAACGAATAAATCATTCGCTTTTTTATACTGATCAGAATCCTTCCATTCAGAATAATCACTTTTGTTAAGCAATAAAATAAGTCTATCTAAAGACTTGTAGCAACGTGACTTATTCGCTTTTTCATCATTTGTTAATTGCCATTCCCATGGAATTTTCTCATTATCATCAGAAGTGTATTTTCTACCTGAATTTGAGTGTGATAAATCCGCATTAGGTGCGTAATCGATATACGCTTTTAAAATTATGAATAACTGAATACGCTTTACTATATCATCAAGTTTAACGTCTGTATCAGTCCCTTTATAATGCGTTAACGCTTTTTCATACATTGGCTCACCAATAAAATCAACTACATCAGTAGTATTTAATTCTATATCGGTTTGCAATTTTTCAAACTTTAAATCAGCATCTAAAAAACCTAATAATGATTTTAATTCTTCCTGACCTGTATTGTTTTTATTAAATATGATTTCCATTACTGCTCTTGGTTTTTAGCTCGTTTTGAAGCGGTTAAATCTTGCTCTCTTTCTGCATTGATACGGTGAAAACCTACTTTTATATTTTCTCCTGGCCATTTCGTTTTAATCACGTCGTTGTATGATTTACAGATGTAAAATTCAGGTAATGGAGTAGATGTTATTTGGTGATTTTTTAAAGCATATAATTGCTCAGAGCCTGAGTCTGATTTACCATCTGCTCCAACATTAGCTAATGCAGAATGTAGCCCTAAACCTGCTACTGTGGCAAAATCGGCTTTTGTAGCAATTTCTAATTGTGCTTTTACGTAATCTTTTACTTTTTGCTCAATAGGGGTGATTTTCCAACCATGAGAAACAGCAGTACCACCCATTATTTCAATTACTTGCTCATTATGCCAAAATTTACCAACATTATCAACTCCAGATAATAACTTAGAAATTGAGCCGAGTATTGACTTTTTAAGATCCTCAAGCATTTGCTCCTTATAAATAGTATTGGTAGCGGTACAATTAGCTTGTAATTGTTTCTTTTTATCCTCCCAATATTTAGCCGGTGATTGAATATGCCACTTAATATTAAGCGAGTTGTTTGTTAAAGCTTCTAATACTTTAGGAATAGCCGTAGAGCGACGAATCCAAGGTAGCGAACTGTATACCTCTGATACTGCATAAGAGATTAACCCAAACGATTTAAACGAACTGTAATGCACGCAAACTTTATGTTTTAATGGTTGTTTAGCATCAAATAACGGATATATATCATACTTTTTATTACCTCCTGATTCATTCCAATCACCTATAATTACGTGACTAGGCCTCTTTGTTTTATCTGTTTTCTTGTATGCTAAACGACAATTAACAAAGGATAAATCCTCTATTTGAGATATACCGCCAACACCTGAATTAATGCCTATACGAGCGCCTAAACTCCTGAAAACCTTAGTAAAAACCCCTTGACAGTAGTAGTACTCAGTAGCGTTATGGATTAGACTCTCTTCATAACCATCAGCTTCTAACCAGGCTAATATCTCATCGTTTTTAATAGCCTTCTTTATACGCTTACCTTCATCAGTAACCTCATAAGTATATAGATATGGCCCTTGCTCTATTAACAGCTCAACCTTTCTATTCTGTAGCCTGTTAGCTAAATGGTTAGGGTATACGGTGTCTTGAATCTCTTTAGGTATATCGTTGTTAGATCCGTATGGTATCACCTTATAGTCGCCTATATCTAGTGTAGAAGACTCCCAATCACTGAAGGACTCAGTAGTTGATGAGCTACCAGAGTTAGCAGATCTACCTGATATCTCGAAGTAATTAACCTCACTATCAGCAAAGGATATATAGTCTTTATCGTTTAGTTTAGATATAGTTCTCATCTTCTTATTCGTATTGGTTTATTGTTAAAGCTCATGAGTAAAGGAAGGTAGCAATGCTTACACTCATCGGTGTCCGTGTTGACGTACTCAAGTAACGCGAAAGAGTTCTTAACCTTTGAGGACTTAGCTTGCTTACGTATAGCTGCACGATACACCTTAACACGTGTACCATTTAACTTCATAAAGGAAAAGCTGAAAGGAACTCCCTTCGCTGATAGTTTCTTCATGCTTGTAATAGCGGACTCAAGTGTGTGCGTTTCCATACTCATAGTACAAGTATATTGTATATATGTAGGCATATAAAGGACACATGCACATGACCCGACCCGGCAAATAGTTGGCTGAATTAAATAATTTTCTTGAATTTTTCACGAATCACGCGAACCCCCGTAAACACTGGGTTCGTCATATATCTAATATAAAAACGAGCGTGCATGTGCAAATAAGGTTCTGAGCGTGGCGGCCATAAACGTCACTTAAAAAAAGAAAACCGACAAGCCTAATAGGATTGTCGGTTGATTTTCAGTAAGTTGTGTTTTTTAGTTAGTTTTAAATTATAAAAAGTTGATTGTTTTATAACTTAACATGACCAATTATTTTACTAATTATTAAGAACACCTTCTTTTTTTTTCGATTGGTCTTTCATTAAGTAATAAATGTTTTTAAAGAGAATAGTTATCATGATTAATATTAAGCAAATAGTCAAACCAACTGAACACTTTCCATAAAAATCTAGACACTCAAACTCCAAAACTAAATCCCATAACCAAATAAGCTCAATTACTAATGGGAATATAAATACCGAAAGAGTTAAAATAGTTATAAATAACATAGCTACACACCCCCCCTTTAATATAAAGAATTTATTTACTTCAGTATAAATAGAAACAGGAACAAGGCATCTTATAAAATCATAAACATCTTCATCTTCTGCTGTTTTATAATCAAAATATTTACAAGCAACAATTTTTATTATCCGGCCTAAATCCATCTTATGAAAAGTGAGAATAATATACTTCAAAAGAATAAAAGCAAAAATAAGTGGCATAAAAGTTTTTGCAACTTCTAAATCTTTAATCTCTATCCCCATAATTGTTAAACCCGTTCCTGTAGACGTATCAATAAAGTAGTGCAATACAATCAACAACAGCATCGTGATAGTTAGTTGTTTGACTTCCTTTTCTAAGGACTTAGACTTATCTATTGTAATTGTTAAATAGGAATGTAATTGATCCCTATCATTCTTTTCTGTTAATCTTTCAATTTCAGATAGCTTCATTTAGTTAGTTTTTTAACCAAATGTACAACCTTTAAATAAAAATAATACTTGTAATTTTTAAGAGAATTAATGAATACCAGGCATTCCAGAAAATTCAACAACATATCCTTTTAATAGATCTGTAAATTCAGGTCTGCATAATAAATATTTCATTGCATCTGGAAGGTTTGTAGAATTCATTGGTAGTAGTTCAGGAGCTAATTTCTCTGAAGACTTATCCTTATGAATCGTTTTCTTACCGTGCTTATCTACTTTTATAATTTTAATTGTTTTACCCATAGCATTTACAAGGCACGGACAACTAACAGCATCAATTAGAAGCATTGGTAAATTATACCGGTTAAAATCGTTCAGCATTTCAAGTAACAATTCATAATCTTTTTGATGTGAAATAGTTGCCTGACCTCTATTCATTAAAGTAACAATCCAACCAGTAGAGTTACCATCATTATCAAATTCAATAGCTTTTTTAAATTTGGAAGCATGATCCTCACCAACCGACTCATAAGCATTAGCTGCCCTATCATGATACAATATCAATTCTTTACGCTTGTGATATTTAAAATACTCTCTAAACTTTTGCGCTAACACAGGTAAAAACGCAGGAGGGATGGTGTATAATTCTTTTAATATTCTATATATTTTATTGCTTTCAGGTTGCCCCAATACCAGGGAACACATATTACCCGTATCAAGCCCACCCTCAATTGGTCCATTGTGATTAATATACTTTAAATCCAAACTAGAAAACTCATGGTTTTTAGGATTCATTTCTTTATCCAATTCCTTGTAAGTAAACCCATCTCTAAACAAATTATGCTTTCCGAAATTAACATAAAACATTAATCCTTTTTCTAATTTTGGACTAATAGAAAGTATTGAAGTCATTACTTCTTTAAAGTCCATGGACTGTAAAATGTCTTTAAAAAATCCAGCACTTAATATATCAGCATTTACATAAGAGGAGGCTATATGAAAGAAAACAGAATCGGTTCGTATTGCTCTAAAACGTTCAGTCCAACGTTCCTTTTTCTTTTCTATTTTTTTAACCTCTAATTTATTACCATCCTTTTTTGCATGATGCAATTCAATTTCAATGTCATTTAAAATAAAAGCAGTTTGAACAAGTATTTTAATCTGCTTTTTGTTCATGTTTTTCACCTCACTTAAAAACCAATCATGCTCACCGTGGTTTGGGTTTGGCATATCGGAAGTAACTGTTTTACCACGATAATATGGTGATTTACCAAATACTTCTCTTTTACCACGAACAGCTGGTATTAATTTATTTAATTTTCTCTCTAACTGGTACTTCGCTTCATCAACTCCTACATGTTGATAAGAATCACCCGCACCTCCAGAAGGCTTGTCTTGAGATATTAATTTAAAATGAGTGCC